ACTGGCTATACTTATGACATGAAAAAGAATGGCATTCGTAAAGCAGGTCTTATAGCGCAAGATGTAGAAAAAGTATTACCTGAAGCGGTAGATGGTGAAGAAGGTGAAAAAACACTAGACTACAACGCAACCATAGCTTTGTTAGTCAATGCAGTGAAAGAGCAGCAAGCTCAAATTAAAGAATTAAAAGAAAAAATAGAAGGTAAATAAAATTGTCAATTACGTTTGGAGGTCATGGAATACAGCCTATAGATGAAGTTTCAGGAAATGCCATCTATACTTCCATATCGCTAGATTTATCTCCTACTAATGTTCCAGACAATAATGCCAACAAGACTCAATTACTTTGTGTTGCTGGAACTGTATCTCCTCAATTAGATAGGAGATTAATATATTTTAGATTTAAAGATAGCAGTGGTAATAATGCACTTCTTAAATACGTAGTTAAGACTAAACTTGCAACAAGCGTTGCTAGATCTGCAAATAGTAGTACAGGTAGATTTAATAGATATTATCAGGGAAATGCTGGTTCTACTAGTTCTCTAGCTGGAGAAAGATTGAGTTTTATTATGTTTATATGTGAACAGTCTCATGATTCTCAGCCTTATACTAATGTTCATGGACATTGTTGGTCTGCTACTCAATACACATCAACATCTTATAACCAGATACCAGCAAGAACTGCGTTTATTACTAAAACCTATGGTAGAAGTTCAACACTCCAAATTTACGCCAATAGTAATGGTATTAGAGGCAACGTAAGATCTTGGCGATGGGGTGGTGAATAAATGCCGATTGGATCTTATGAATTTACAGAACACGGTGTAAAACCTTTTGAGGAGGAAAACGGTGCTACGGGTGCTGGTGCTACTTCTGTTACAGTAGATATAAACAATATTCAACAAAAAGGAATAACTCTTTGTGATGGCTTTATACGTCCAGCAGCAGGTGCACGTCTTAATATGCAACTTTGGGATAATACGCTAGTTAATCAAAAGAATGTTATGTACAGGATGGGTAAAAATAGTACAACTTCTACCTATAGTACAGGAAGTTCTAGTGAAGTTAGAATAACTAATGAAAATATTGATCCTGATACTGATGAAGGTTGTTTTTTTCAAATATGGTTTAAATTTGGTGAAAATCAAACATCCACTCCTTATGAAGATGTTTCATTTCATTGGAGATGTTTTTATTTTCTCGATGGAGCCGCATCTGCTGGCGTACATCAAAGTGAAGGACAAGGAAAAGTAATTACTGCTGGAGATACTTCCAAAGCAAAATTTATTGCCAATGGTTCAAATGTCAATGAATATAGATTACGATGTTATAATTTTTTGAGTCACTAGTTATGTCATTAACATTTAAATCACTTGGAATTGACGATTACCTCGAACAGTCTACTACAGGTACAACTACTAGTTATACCTTTGACATTAACAATTCGAGTGGAACTACTGCAGGTGATAGTGGTTTTATAATAGTTATGGGTTCTTGGAATACTACAGCAGACGTCTCTACGCAATTCCAAACTTCATTTCTAGATAGTAGCGGAAACATTATTAGTACTAAATATAGAACAACATCTACAAATACCACTTTAACTCGAAGTTCAACTGACAAAAGTTTTTCTACTGCTGCATCAAATAATTACTTCGAACCACACAATATGTCAAGTGCTTCTTCTACTGCTTTTGATGGTGAGCGACATCATTTTATGTATCACATAAGTTTTAATCCACAAACTTCAAGCAGTGGTCAGCCAATGGGCTATCTTCATTGTTCAGGTCATTATATTGTCACAGAAACTTCTGGCAATATTGTAATTGGTTACTGTGATCAAATTGCCATACAAAAAAATTCTACCAACAAAATTGAACAAATGAAAATTCAAACAAGTAGTGGATTTATGACAAATCTCAGAGTTAAAGTATATAGATTAGGAGCAAGATAATTGGCAGGTTACACATATTTAAAACGTAGAGAAGATGGTGACTTTGATCATGTAAGTGTTAATACATCTACAGGAGTAGAAACAGTTTTTGCTAAAGTTTTAGCAGCAGATGAGCAATATCCTTGGGGTAGACCTACTGATGAAGAAACTGCAGAAGAAAATAGACTAACTAGAAATGATTACTTAGAACAAACTGATGTATGGGTTTTATCAGATAGAAACCCTACACAAGCACAAATAGATTATCGGCAAGCTTTAAGAGATTTACCAACTCATAGTAATTGGCCTAACTTAAATGCGGAAGATTGGCCTACAAGACCTTCATAAGGAAATTAATTAAATGTTAGGCTTTAGTGGTTTATCCGTTTCTCCATTAGGAGACTTTGGAGGAGTAGATGGATCGGCTGCAGTAGCAGTAAGTTCATTACTACTAAATAGTAACATTGATAGTCTAAGCTTTGATGCTGAAGCTAATATTACAAACCCATCTGTATCAGGATCTGCAAGTGTTAATTCTGTATCCTTCGATGGTCAAGCTACTACTCCTGCATTAACAAGTGTTTCTGCAAATTTTGTAACTAACAATTTTGCTTCTTTTAGTGGCATAGCTAACTTTACAATACCCTCTATATCTTCTACCTTTTCATTAGATATAGATTTTGATGCTAAAGGTATAACACCAGAACTAACAGGAGTATCTTCCCCTAGTGCAATATCAGGGGTTGACTTTGATGCAGAAGCGAATATAACTACTGGAAGTCTCAATATAATAGGTACTGTTAATGCTGCTGCTGTACAGTTAAATGCCAGCGCATCTATTATACCTCTAGGTGCTGAGAGTGTATTTAGTTTAAATCTACCTACTCCTTCAGACAACCTTTTTAATTATGATGCTTTTGCTGATGATTTTAATGTTTCAAGAACAGTATTTATATTAAACCCAGCTTTAGGTTTAGGCAATACAGTACACATAGAGCCAGAAAATTTTACTTTAACTTTAACTGCTCCTAATTTAAACTTAGCAAACACAGCACATATATCACCTGAAGATTTTACAGTATACATACAAAGTCACAAAGATGTATCAACTACTGTACTAATAACACAATAAGGACAAGACATGTCTTATAAATGGCCTGATAAAGATCCAGATGAAACAATAGACTATAGTGTAGATTGGTCAAGGTTTATTCCAAACGATACCCTGTCCTCTGCAACTTGGTTTGTAAAAGACGCCAATGGAAATAAAGAACAAGTTTCTAATGCGGAAGTAGTTGATGGTCTTCAGTTTGTACAACCTACTTTGTCTGGCAAGGTAGCTACTGCACGTTTTGCGTTGGGTACAAATAACAAAAGATATACTGTAACTTGTCAAATAACTACAGGTGGTGGTTTAGTTTTTGAGCGTTCAATCTTTCTGAAGGTGAAAGAGAAATAATATGGCATATGATTTTATAGGACTAACTAATGATGTTAACAATAGGCTTAATGAAGTTCAGTTATCATCAAGTGATTTTGCTACAGTAACAGGCTACTTTGCTTTTGCTAAAGATGCTGTTAACTCTGCTATAAGACACATACAACAAGAAGAATACGAATGGCCTTGGAACCACGTAGAAACTTCAGAGATATTAACTGTTGGTACTTCTAGGTATGCATACCCTAACGATGCAAAAACAATAAACTTTAATACTTTTCGTATAAAAAGAGATGACAGTTTAGATATAGGAACTATAAAACTAAAAGTAATGTCCTATGAAGAATACTTAGAAAAGTATGCAGACTCTGAGTATAACACAGAAAGTAAAGGCATACCTACTCATATTATTAGAACTCCTAGTAGAGAAATAATATGTCATCCTATGCCAGACAAAGCATATGAATTAGTATATGAGTATTACAGAAATGGTTATGATTTAGTAAGTTCTACTGATGTTCCATCTCTTCCAGAACAATATAGATTTGTTATAGTTGATGGTGCTATGTATTACGCATATCAATTTCGTGGAGATACTGCCAACGCAAATATGGCTAGACAAAAATTTCAAGATGGCATTAAATATTTAAGAAGCATAAATATAAATAGAACTGAATATTTACGTGATACAAGGGTACACTTTTAATGGCTACACAATGGGCTACTTTTCCTGTTGAGTTCAAAGGTGGTTTGATCTCTAATTTATCTCCCCTGCAACAGGGTGTAAATGCTATTGGTTCAGCTACTATTCTACAAAATATGGAACCCGATAGACAAGGTGGTTACACAAAGATAAGAGGATATCAAAAGTTTACTAGTAGTACAGTTCCTGGAACTGAGAAAGTATTGGGATTAAAAGTAGTTTCTAGTGGACGTGCTGTGGCTGCACGTAAGTTAGATGCTGCTGCTATAACAGCACAACAGGCAACAGCTAATGTAAATGGTGCTACTTCTTCATCTACTGGCGTAGTCTTAGATGGCAATTCAGGAACTATAGCTGTAGGTATGGTAGTTACAGGCACAGGTATTTCTGGTACTGTAACTGTTTCTACTGTAACAGATCAAAATAATATTGTATTATCCTCTACACAATCTTTATCTGATGATACGGCTCTTACTTTTCAAAAGGTGGGTCTTCAAACAGCAGATGTAAACAAGACAGCATATTATTTTAGTACAGGTACAACGTGGACACACATGGCTACATCTCCTTCAACAGGAGGTGGAAAGATAAGACATACTACTTTTAACTTTGATGGAGATGATAAAACAGTATTTGTTGATGGTACAAATTATCCAGCAGTATATAATACTTCTGGTAATACTATGGTTTTTTTAGATTCATCTACCACAGGAATATCTACGGATCTACAGGGTGCAGAATTAGTTACTTCTTTTGATAGTAGTATAGTTTATTCTAAGAACAATAAGATTTATGTTTCAGGACAATTTACTGTAGCTAATGTATCGGGTGGAGGTGTTACTAATCTTGTTTCAAATGTTGGAAACACTGTAACTGGTTTAGCTGTATTTCGTGAAAAACTTATTATATTTACCGAAGATAAAATTCAATCACTTGTAAGACTTGGCTCTAGTCCTTTCTTTCAAATAGATCCTATAACAGATAAAATAGGATGTATTAGCGCAGATAGCTTACAAGAATTTGGCGGTGATGTAATGTATTTAGCACCAGATGGTTTAAGACTATTAAGTGCCACAGATCGTATTGGTGACTTTGCACTAGATGTTACATCAGATAAAATATTTAAAGATGCAGATGACTTTTTAAGATCGACAACAGAATATTGTTCTGTTATAATACGCGAAAAAGCACAATATAGAATATTTGCTTATGTAGGATCTCAGAGTCAAGCTGTGTCAGAAGGTTTAATTGCTACTAAGTTTGTATCTCAAGGAGCGCAAGGTATTGAGTGGGCTACCACAAAAGGAATGAAAGCATTTGTTGCAGACAGTATATATTCAGGTACATCAGAAGCTATAATGTTTGCTAACGAAGATGGATACGTATATGAGATGGAACAAACAAATGCATTCGATGGTAGCAATATAGAAACTATTTTAGAAACACCTTTTATGCCAATTACAGATCCTGAAACTAGAAAGACAGCATACAAGTTAACACTATACACAGACCCTACAGGTCAAATGGATTTAAAGTTTAGATTATTATTTGACTTTGATTCAGGAGGTGACTCAAGAATAATACAACCAGAAGAAATATCAATAGGGTCAACAACTGGTGGCGGTGGTGTATTTATCTATGGACAACCTAATGCTGTTTATGGTGGCTCTAGCGTAGTCTATGGCACTAAATTAAAAAGAATATATAATGAAAATTTGATAGGCTCTTTTCATACAGTAGCTATGAGAATAACAAGTGATAACACTAATCCACCTTTTACTTTAGACTCAGCAGTATTACAATATAGACAAAACGATAGGCAATAATCATGGCAGGATATACACGTCAAGCAGCAGCAAATATAGTTACAGGTGGTGTCATCGACGCTGCAGACTTTAACGCTGAATACAACGCTCTTGAAGGAGCATTTAATGCAGGTACTGGTCATACACATGATGGTACAACAGGAAATGGTCCACCTATTGAAAAAGTAGGACCATCGCAAGACTTGGTTGTTACATCTAGTGTTGTACGTCCTAAAACAGACAATACCTATGACTTCGGTACTTCTAGTATTGAATGGAAAGATGGTTTCTTCGATGGAACACTAAGGACAGATATACTTACTGTAGATGAAACTTCTACCTTTACTGGCAATGTAACAACAGTAGCTGACGTTGCTATAGGAGGCAACCTTACAGTTACAGGTAATGCTACAATAAACGGTAATCTAACATTCGGTGATGCAGATACAGACACTGTGTCTTTTGGGGCAGACATTGATAGTAATATTATACCAGACGATGATGGTGCTTATGATCTAGGTAGTTCCACAAAAGAATGGAGAGATTTATTTATTGATGGCACAGCTAATATAGATAGTCTTGTAGCTGACACTGCTGATATAAACGGAGGCAGCATTGACGGCACTGTAATAGGTGCTAACGCTACTGCAGCTATCACAGGCACAACTATTACAGGAACTTCTGTTGTTGGTCCTTTAACAGGTAACGTAACAGGAAACTTGACAGGTAATGTTACTGGTAACGTTGTAGGTGATGTCACAGGTAACATAACTTCTTCAGGTACTTCTACCTTTACTACTGTAGACATAAATGGTGGCAATGTAGATGGTACTATTATTGGTGCTGCCTCTGCTGCAGCTATTACTGGTACAACAATTACAGGTTCTTCTTTTGTAGGACCACTTACAGGTAATGTAACAGGTAATGTAACAGGAGATATTACAGGTAATGTAACAGGTAATTTTACAGGAAATGCATCAACAGCAACAGCGTTACAAAATGCTCGTACTATTGCAGGTAACTCTTTTGATGGCACATCAAATATTGATATCGCCATTACAGATTTAACAAGTATTACTGCTTCTGCAGATGAAGTAAATAAACTTGATGGATTTACTGGAGGAGCAGCAGATTTAAATTATGCCAAAGATTTAAGAGCAACAGGAGTATCAACAACTGAATTTGATAAGCTTGATGGTTTAAATGCTACAACTGCAGAATTAAATATTATGGATGGTAATACTGCTGCAACATCTACTACCGTAGTGGCAGCAGATAGAGTTGTTTTAAATGATAATGGAACTATGAAGCAAGTTGCTATGAGTGATATTGCAACTTACACATCATCACAAGTTTCATCACCTAATAACGCAACAATTACAATAACCGCAGGAAATGCTTTAACTGGTGGTGGCAACTTTACAACAGATCAATCTGGTAATGAAACTATTACAATTAACCACCAAGACACTTCTAGTCAAGGCAGTGTAAACAATAGTGGATCTACATATATTCAAGATATATCTTTAGATACTTATGGGCATGTCACTAGTATAACATCTACAAATGTTGCAAGCAATGTAACTGTTGGTCCTGGTATCACTGCAACGACTGTTGGTACGTTAATTAAGCCCTCTACAGCAAGCGTTTCAATTCCTGCAAACAAGTATTTTATTTTAGAGCAAACTGGTACTGCTTTGAGTTACCTCGCAGTTATTACTTCTGGTGGATTTGTAGAGTTTGGTACTGGTACAATAAAGACCTCTGCTAGCGGCAGCAATACTTTTGGTGTTAATGCAAATTCAGTTTCGCCAGTATGCTATACTGCTGGTGGAGTTACTTTTACAACATCAAGTGGTACTAATAATAATGTTGGTGCTATATATAAGACGTTATAATAAAAATGTTTACACAACAAGAACTCGAAGATATGTTAGATCGTGCAGCCAAGCGTGGTGCTTCAGCAGCTTTGCGTGAAGTAGGACTACATGATGATGATGCTCGTAAAGACATAATTGAGATGCGTAACTTACTAGAAATGTGGAGAGATACACGAAGAGGTGTGTGGTCTACTATTGTAAAGATGTCAACTGTAGCAGTAATAACATTCATTGCCGCATCACTATGGATGCAAATAGGGAAATAAAAAATGGCTAAGAAATTTGCAGGGTTTAAGCCTGAGACATTACAAAATAAAATACTACCAGCATTAGGCTACAGTGGACCTACTGATCAAGCGTCTATAAATAAGTTCTTAGCAGCTAATCCTGCAGCAGCAGCTAAGATGGGAAAATACACTATGGCAGCTAGGCAGATGGTTGAGGGTAAGCCTATTAAAGCTGCTGAAGGTGTAGACGTACAAACTGACGAAGAAGGTAAGCGTGTAAGTGGTCGTGATATAACAGAACAAATACTGTTAGATCCTAAAGCTGCTGTGTCACGTCCTACAGTAGTTGGTGCAGAGACAACTGGCAATTTAATGGACTCTGCTGATACCAAAATGTTTGTAGGAGATCAAACAGATGCAGACAAAACAGCCACAACACAAGCTGTAGCTGCAACAGATATAGTAGCACCTAAAACTATAGAAACAAAAGAAGGTGTAGCACAGACATCACAAGAAGCTGTGACAAAAGCAGGAGAGGATTTTACAGGTGCAGTAGGACAGGTTAGTGATCAGGCTACATATGATGCAACAACAGTAGATCCAACTAAATCTGCTGTACTAGGAATACAAACACAAGAAGGAACTGCTGCACAAGTAGATGCACCAGATGCTCTACAGGTAGGAGAGGGAGAACTGATTGAAGGTTCTACTGTAGATCAAAAACAACTGGAAGAAACTTTAGCTAAGTCTCAAGCTGCAAGTGTTAGGGATGAACTAAGCTCCTTAATGAAGGACTTCGAAGGTGGAGACACACCTGCATGGGCTGCAGGTAGTATGCGTAGAGCCAACGCAATGTTAGCAGCACGTGGACTAGGTGCTTCTTCTGCTGCAGGTATGGCTGTAATACAAGCGACTATGGAAGCAGCATTGCCCATCGCTAAATTAGATGCAGCTAATAAACAACAGATGGCTATGGCTAAAGCAGAGCAACGTGCTAAGTTTTTAGGTATTGAGTTTGATCAAGAGTTTCAGGCTAAAGTAAAAAATGCTGCACGTATTTCTGAAATA